ATTGAATGTCGGTGATTATTCTTCAATTAGCGGTTATCTGGATCCAAGGACAATGGGCGGAGATCTATTGGGATATACACCTTATCTGGGTAGCGGAATCGGTGGGCTTTTGCCACAATCCGAATACGTCCCTGGCGTTTCTGATATGTGGAATGATAACTGGGCTTATCCAATGTCCATGGAATCTATGGATCCAAGCTGGCGACCATCCATGCCTTGGGAGCTGTCAAACATGCCTGCTGATTTATATACGCAGCCACCACCTCCACCACCCGATGAAACACCACCGCCTGATGACACAACACCAATTACGCCTGTAATACCGCCAGATGTTCCAATAAATATTCCACCAATTATACCTGGCGTTGGTCCAAACATTCCATTTGATCCAGAAACCTATGACTGGTCTGGAATTATGAACCAATATCAGCCACAAATACCAACAATGCCTGATTTAAGCCAATATGCACTGAAAACAGACCTGCCAACTTTGCCAACAATGCCAGAGATGCCAGGAGTTACCCAATTTGACCCACAAACCTACGATTGGTCGGGAATTATGAGCCAATATCAGCCAACAATGCCAGAAATGCCAGATTTGAGCCCTTATGCCTTAAAAGCAGATATGCCAACGACACCGACAATACCAGGGCAATTTGACCCTACAGGCTACAATTGGGGCAATATATTCAACCAATATCAGCAAAATATGCCAACATTTGAGGAGTTTGACCCAACAAGTTTGCAAGGACAGATTTCAGCACTTCAAGGTCAAGGACAACAACAGTTTGACCCCACTGGATACAACTGGGGAGATATGTTTCAACAGTATCAACAAGATATGCCAGCTTTTGAACAGTTTGATCCAAGTGGATACGATTTTCAAAATATTTTTAACCAATATCAGCAAGAAATGCCCAGCTTTGCAATGCCAGACTTAAGTGGTTATCTTACCCAAGGCGACTTAGCCTCAGGTTTGGGCTCTTTACCCAATTATAATGCGGAAATAAGGGCTTTGTCAGATAGGATGAATGCTTTAAATTCAAGATTTGACAACTATCAACCCACTCAAAATTATAACCAACCAGGTCTTGGGTTATTTACATAATTTAAAACATAATGCCATCACAGAAGCCTGTTTGGGATATTTTGTCCGAAGACCAACTCAAAGAGACTTTGGCTCTTCAGGAAAGATTGTTGCAAATCGACAGAAGAGAACAGGCACAAGGTAATTTTTTGGATTTTGTCAGGCTGATCTGGGAAGGCTTTATCGAAGGCAGGCATCATAAAATTTTTGCTGAAAAACTACAGGCTGTAGCGGATGGCAAAATAAAAAGATTGATTGTAAACATGCCACCAAGACATACAAAGAGCGAGTTTGCTTCTTATTTGTTTCCAGCTTGGCTGATTGGTAAAAAACCAGATCTAAAAATTATCCAAACAACACATACCGCAGAGCTGGCTGTGCGTTTTGGTCGCAAAATGCGTAACCTTATGGACTCTATGGAATACAAAGACCTGTTTCCAAAAGTTACATTGCGAGCTGACAATAAATCAGCAGGAAGATGGGAAACGGAAGAAGGCGGTGAGTATTTTGCTGTTGGTACAGGCGGAGCTGTAACTGGTCGTGGTGCTGATTTGCTGATAATCGATGATGTCCACTCGGAGCAGGATGCTTTGTCCCCTGGCGCATTAGAGCAAGCGTATGACTGGTATTTATCTGGTCCAAGACAAAGATTACAGCCTGGCGGAGCCATTGTTATCGTAATGACCAGATGGAGCACCAAGGACTTAACAGGAAAGTTGCTGAGTAAGAAAGCAGGAGAATATTCCGATAAATGGGAAGTAGTTGAGTTTCCAGCCATCTTTCCAGAGACAGGAAATCCGCTTTGGGGCGAGTTTTGGAAGAAAGAAGAATTATTGGCGGTCAAAGAATCGCTTTCCGTAGCCCACTGGAACGCACAATGGATGCAACAACCAACTTCCGAAGAGGGAGCTATCATCAAAAGGGAATGGTGGCGATCTTGGGAAGGAGAGACAATACCTCCAGTTGAATATATTATTCAAAGCTACGATACCGCTTTTTTAAAAAAAGAAAGTGCAGATTATTCAGCCATAACCACTTGGGGCATTTTTTATCCAAATGAAGACGAAGGCGCTGCCCTGATATTGATGGATGCGAAAAGAGGTCGTTGGGAATTTCCAGAGCTAAAAAAAATTGCTGCAAAGGAATACCGATACTGGGATCCAGAAATGGTGATTATCGAAGCCAAGGCTTCAGGGCTTCCGCTTACCCATGAGTTGAGACAAATAGGCATCCCAGTGGTAAATTTTTCTCCATCAAGAGGTAGCGACAAACATGCTCGCGTCTATGCTGTAGCTCCAATGTTTGAGTCTGGACAGATTTGGGCTCCAATTCATTTTAAATTTTCAGAAGAGGTAATTGAAGAATGTGCAGCTTTTCCGTTTGGCGACCACGACGATTTTGTGGACAGCACAACACAAGCCTTGTTAAGATTTAGGCAGGGAGGATATTTATCACTGCCCAGCGATTACAAGGAAGATGAATTTCCACCACAATTAAGAACTTATTATTAAAAATGGCTGACAATATTGACAAAAGAATAAATGGAGCTTCCGAAAACTTTGAAGACCTCCAAATAGCCCCTGAAATGGTAGAATTGCCAGATTCCGATCTTCTGGAAAATGCATTAATACAGATGCAGGAAGATGGTAGCGCCATTCTTGGTGCTGAGATGGATGGTGGCGAAGAAGTCCCATTTGATGCAAACCTGTCTGAATATATAGACGACTCCGAGCTAATGGGAGTTTCTTCTGATCTGATTTCTGGCATTGAAGAAGACAAATCTTCTAGGAAAGACTGGGAAGAAACATACAGCAATGGCATAAAACTGCTTGGTTTCAAAAACGAAGAAAGATCACAGCCATTTGAAGGATCTTCAGGCGTTCATCATCCACTTTTGGCAGAATCCATAACACAATTCCAAGCGCAGGCATACAAAGAGCTGTTGCCAGCTTCGGGACCAGTCAAAACACAGGTTTTAGGTGTTGCAACTAAAGAAACGACTGCCCAAGCAGAGCGTGTCAAGGAGTTTATGAACTACCAAATCATGCATGTGATGGAAGAGTACGATCCAGAGCTTGACCAGCTTCTTTTCTATTTGCCACTTTCTGGTAGCGCGTTTAAAAAGGTTTATTACAATCAAACCATGGAAAGAGCTGTTTCAAATTTTGTGGCAGCCGAAGATTTGCTTGTTCCATATACAGCAACCGATCTTTTAACCTGTTCCAGAATCACTCACATTGTCAGAATGCTCGACAACGAGCTCAAAAAACTTCAAGCATCTGGCTTTTATAGAGATATAGAAATTAATCCAGAAGTAAACACTTCTTCTGGCTTGGAAGTTCAGTCTGCAATTGATGAAGCTCAAGGAGTTGAGCCAACTGGTGTTTCCGACCAAGAATATGGCTTATATGAAGTTCATACCGACCTTGATCTCCCTGGTTTTGAAGATGTTGACCAAAATGGAGAAATGACTGGCATAAAACTGCCATATATCGTTACTATCGATGAAGACAGCACAAAAATTTTAGCGATCAGGCGAAATTGGGCTCAAACCGATCCTCGTCGTATGAAAATACAATATTTTGTGCATTACAAATTTTTACCTGGTCTTGGTTTTTATGGTTTTGGCTTAACCCACATGATTGGTGGCTTAACCCAGTCATCAACGTCTATTTTAAGGCAGTTGATTGATGCTGGAACACTTGCAAACCTGCCAGCAGGCTTTAAAGCCAGAGGCATAAGGGTCAGAAATGAAGACGAACCACTGCGACCAGGTGAATTTAGGGATGTTGATGCTCCAGGCGGAAGTTTGCGTGATGCACTCATGCCATTGCCATTTAAAGAGCCATCAGCAACATTATTGAACCTTTTGGGCATTTTGGTCGATTCTGGAAGGCGTTTTGCGTCAATTGCCGACATGAAAGTGGCTGATTCCAACCAAGCGATGCCTGTTGGAACCACTGTTGCCATGCTGGAAAGGGGAACCAAGGTTATGTCAGCCATCCATAAAAGGCTTCATTACGCACAAAAGGTTGAATTTAACATTTTGGCTCGCGTTTTCGCCCAATATTTGCCACCAGAGTATCCCTATCAGATAATTGGTGGTCAACAACAGATAAAAGCCATGGATTTTGATGATCGTGTTGATATTGTTCCTGTCTCCGATCCAAATATTTTCTCAATGAGCCAAAGGATTATGATGGCGCAAACCCAATTACAGCTTGTTCAGTCAAACCCAGAAGTTCATGGTCCACAAGGAATGTATCAGGCTTACAAACGTATGTATGAAGCATTGGGAGTGCAGGATATTGATTCTATTTTATCACCACCGCAAGAACCAGAACCGAGTGATCCAGCTACAGATGCTCAAAATATTCTTAAAGGTCAGTCTGTTCAGGCTTTTCCAGGTCAGGATCACGATGCTTACATTCAAACATACATATCTGTTTTGCAAACGATGCCAGCGCAGTCAAATATGGCAATTTACTCAACTTTGGTGTCGCAGATGTATCAACATGTGTCTTTAAAGGTAAAAGCTGCTATAGAACAGCAAATGCAACCCCAAATACAGCAGATTTTAATGCAAAGTGGTGGTAATATGACTCCAGAAATGCAAATGAACATCAAAAACATGATTGATAATGCAGCCAGCCCCATAATTGCACAGGAAATAACGAAAATTAATCAAAATATAGCTCCTCCGCAACAGGAAGACCCGCTAGTAACGCTCAGAAGACAGGAATTAGCCATCAAAGGAGCTGATGTTGAACGAAAATCACGCGAATTTGACTCAAAACAGGGTGTTGAAGTTGAAAAAATAAGAAGTGGCGAACAAATATCAAGAGAAAAAATTGGCTCCCAAGAACAAATAGCAGACGACAAGATAGATGTCGCACTGGAAAAACTTGACCAACAAGCCGACTTTAAAGAATCAGACATTAGACGCGGTAAATAATGGATCTAATTTCCCTTTCACAATTCATTCTTAAAACAATTAGAGACAGAAGAGACCAGATTGGTGGGCTTCTTACGTCTGGAAATGTTAAAAATATGGAAGAATATCGTTCTTTGGTTGGTGAAATAATGGGCATGTCTTTTGTTGAGCAGGAGCTCAGAACTGTATTAAAAAATGCGGAGATGTTAGACGATGAGTAATGGTTTGTTGATTCCTACACATATAAAAAAGGAACAGGAAATGGCGAAGCAGAATGTCTTAAAACAAAAAGAACTGAAGAAAGAGCCAAAGGAAAAGCAAAAGAAAACTGTTGAAGAGGCTTATGTTGAGGCAGAAGAAAAGATTTTGGATCCAACTCTTTTGTCAAGATCATTATTGGAAAGAATGCCAGCTCCCACTGGATGGAGATTATTGGTTTTGCCCTATAAAGGCAAAGCAGTAACTGATGGCGGAATTATGTTGACAGAAGCAACACTGGAGAAAAGAGCCATGACAACAGTTGTCGCTTATGTTTTAAAAATGGGTCCGTTATGTTATAAAGATACTAAGAAGTTTGGCGCTGACACAAAATGGTGTCAGGAAAGAGACTGGGTTTTGATTGGTCGTTACTCAGGAGCCAGATTTAGACTTGAAGATGATGCAGAAGTTCGTATTATTAATGATGATGAGG